GTGGCCAGCGCGAGTCATGCCAGCTGCCGACAAATATCTTACCATCGGGGCGTTGCTGAAATATAAAATCGCTAATACCCCAAACTTTACCTATTTGCCTAAGCGCTTCTATACCTGTGCCGCTGTGATAAAACGCGGGCGTTATTTTATTTAAATATTCGGCGCTTTCAGGTGCCACAAACTCAACGCCTAGCTTTACTAGTTCATCTAGCACGGCCTTTATTGTTGCGTGACGAATAGCAAGCGGGGCGGGAAAGCTTAGCGCGCCGAGCAGCTCGCGGCAGGTTAAATACCATCGGCCATTGGCTTGGTGCTTTGACTCAATTACGCCAAGGAAATACGGGATCATATTATCAAGTGTGTAACCTAGGTGCAGCTCGACCAGCCCGCTTGGCTCTTGCTCTGCGACCACTTCAAATTTTGCGCGGCCTGTGCTGGCAATGTCTAGTTGCACGGTTTTGCTAACAATATTGGTTACTGTGTTGCCGCCAATTGTTAGCGTGTTAGAGAGGCGAGTACTCATGGTCCTTCGACCTCGTTAAATTTATTTTGTACGTCGTCGTTGCTGGTTGTTGCTTGCGGCTGGGCGCTTTCGGTTGCTTGTTCGTCTAGCTGCTGTTGCTCGCGCTCTGATACAGATTGCACTTCTACCAGTTTAAATGCTACTTGCCAGCCTTTTTTGTTTTCTATTTCGCTGGCGCTTATGTCGCCATCGAATTTTGCTTTACGTATTTTATATGCTGCGGCTAGCTCGTTATTTACTGTGTAAATAATACGTGCGCCGTTTTCGTCCAGCGCTTTTGCTTTGCTTATTAATAATGCCAGGCTAGCGCTTTCGTTAAATGGGATTTTAGTATTTACGGTTAGTGTGCCCGACTTTACGCCTTGGTCGCTACTTAGTGAAAAGCTGCCAAGGCCTGACATATCGCCACCGGCTAATTTTACGCCTGCGTTTACGCGGGTTTCGAACCCGGGCACGTTCCAACCGTCGAGTGCTATGCTCATAATACCTCTTTAATTTTATTTAGCTCAGCTGCTTGGCCTACAAATACGCACATTGCCCAATACATTTGGTCGCTGCCTTTGCGGGTGATTGCATCGGCTAGCTGTTTAGCGCTGCCTGCAGTAATTAATTGCACATCTACGGCGCTGCTTTTTGCTGTGAACTGTGCTTGATTTAATCGCTGGTCGCGGGCGGCTTTTAGTTCTGCGGCTTTGGTTAATGCATCGTCGATAGCGGTTATTAACTGCTTGCCGCTGTCGTTTGCGGCCACTAACTCAGCTGCTATTTGCTTTTTACGCAGTGGTAGCCAGTTTTGCAGGGCGCTTATTTGCCACTCTAAACTCTGGCCTTCGTACGTTGCTAGCTTGCTTTGCTCTAGCGTGCTTTGGCTTTGGCCGTATTGCGCGCAGGCGATGAACTCGGCTATTGGGCAGTATTCATTTATTGTGCTGAGCGAGCTTGCCAGTGCTGCTGAGCTATTTGCGCTTACAGATAAAAGCAGCGCGTTATATTGTGCGGGCTTATCTGTGCGCGAGTCGTCTTTTATTGCCGATGCAAGCAGCTGCGCGCCCTCTTGCATTGAGCAAGGGGCGGCGGCTTGGTGGNACTTTGTCGCGCCATTTTTGTAGCGACTCTGGCGTACCGTCGAACTGCGCTTCCATGTATAGCGGGTCTGACTCTTTTGCGTAAGCCGCTTGGCGCTTTTCTAGGTTTTGGCTTAGCTCAAACTGCTGCTGATTTAATACAGATTCGATTGCTTCTTGTTCCATACCTAGCGATTGCATATATTCGCTGCTTGTGTTGCTGTGGCTTGTGCCCTTGTAAATGTATGTAAACATAGTTCTACCTTTTAAATGGAGTGTTAAAGTTTATTTCTTTACTTGCAAAGTCATAGCTATATACCTATATTGTACCTATACACTTTGCAATGGTAATCGTCATGTTAATAACAGTCTGCGAACAAGTAATTGAAGTTGCCCAACATCCTGAGTTTTCTTTTTATGCCTGTAGTCGTGATGGCCGCGTTTTTACTAGGCCAGCAATAAAAGTTAGGGCTGGCCTTCCTCGTGATGGAGCTTACCCTCGTGCTGATTATTATGTTGAAATTGCACAATTTATTGCAAAAGCAAAATATACACCTCCCTATAAAAAATGCAGAGTGACACAAGAAGGAAAGACCAAGCTTGTATCTGTTCACCGCTTTATGCTTGAGTGCTGGCAATGTGTAAAACCGCGAACGGTAATCACTCGGCATCTTGATGGTGACTCGCTTAATAATAACCTCTCAAACCTGAAATACGGCACTGTTCAGGAAAATGTTAATGATACTTTTAAACACTCTGGCAATTATGCCGAGGGTGAAAAAAACGGTAGAGCAAAGCTTTCTAAATTTGACGTTTTAACAATACGCAATAGACATGCTGCGGGTGAGGATTCACACGCTATATATGCTGATTATTCTTTTATTACTTTCACCGCTTTACGTGACGTAATAAAAAGAAAAACATGGCAGCATTTATAATGCCTAGAACCTAATACCTGAAACCTGATTCATGCAACTGCCTGTTTGTTTCTTATGGATTTAATCCAACCGCCCAGCATTTTGCCAATTTCTACTAATCGCTCTATCCATAATTGATATTTTTTTACGTTTATATAGCGCAAGTCTTTTGCCAAGCGAACTTGGCGCTTTAGTATTGCTAGCTCAATGTCTAACTCTGTTAGCGTTGTTTTTTTATGATAACGCTTAAATGCAGTAACTATTAAACGCTGCAGCTGCAGCATAGACTTGCGTATTTCTGCTGCTAGCACGTGCGTTTCGTGCTTTGGGAACTGCTTTATTGCTTGATACCCGTACATCAACATGTCTCTGCATTTTTCTTCGATTGTTAGCGCGGTCAAATTTCCTCCTTGTTATGCCCGCGCTATCGCGCGGGGTTCAAATTTCAATAACCAATTACGCAAAGAAAGCGGGACGAAAACCGATCCCCCTGCTCGCACTCGAACGCGCATAGCTCAGATTGAGCGCGCCCAGCCCAGCGTTCGAGCCATAGCCCCAGCTGCCGCCACGCAGCGGGAATCGACTGCCATAATTTCGACAGTAGATGTAACCACCAACCGTAGTGGTTGATTCTGACTCGATTAACAAGCGGCGTAGTAGCTCTATTTTGCTGTAGTCGAGCGCTTTTTCGATTGCTGCAAAATGACTATTTGTTAAATAAGGGTTGTCATATGCGTCATTGCCTACTGGGCCATTACGATTTGTGACGCTGTTACTAAGCTTTGGAGATCCAGCGCTGCCGGTGCCTTCTGTGTTTGCCGTTGGCGAATCTAAAAACGCTGTGTGCTTGTTCCAGTTTTCTTCAATCACCGCTGGGTTGTTGTCGAGCGTAGTAATGATCTGCCCTTCGTCTAGCATCATTTGGTCTAGCCATTCCCACACGTTACCTACTAGGTCTTGGATACCCCATTCTGTGTGGTCGTGCGACCATGTTGCAGGGCCTTTGCCTGTGTCGGTTCTTGCTGTTCCTGATNGTTGTCGCTACGGCGTGCTGTTTCTAATTTGTTTTCGTGGCTGCGTCCGTAGTTTGTATTGCCGCGCGGCACTGTGCCATTTGCATAAGACCACAGCGCTATTGCTGCCCACTCGTGAATGCTCATCATGTGCCAGCCGTCGCCTTTGTTGTTGCATAGCGCTTTTGCTGCATCGTAATTAACTGATGTGCGAGGCTGCACGCCACCGATAACACTGCAGCCGCCATTTGCTCCGGCTGATGCTAGGTATTTACCAATGTACACTTCGCCCAACTGCACACCGTTGCGCATAAACATGGTTGGTATGCCTGTGCCTAGATTTAAATCTACGCTGTATTTTTCTTGGATTTTTGCTGCCAACTCTTCGTATGTGAACGGGGCAATTGCTACCATTACATTTGGGTTGCCTTGCTCATCGATGATGACTTTGTTGCGGCCACCTGACGCGTGCTCGATTGCGTTGCGGTAACCTTCTGATGCAACGATTGCCATTTCGTTTGCTTTGGCTTTTACGAACTGGTCTAGCTGCGTTGTTTTGCTGTCGATTTCGGCTGCTTTGCCTTCGATTGCTGTTGTTAGCTGGTCGGCTGCGGTTACTAGCTGGTTTATTTGCGTTACGCTCATGATAGTTCCTTGCTGAAATTGCTGAAGTTTTTATTTAAAAAGTAATTGCGCACAGTGCGGCGCATGTTGTTTATTTGTGCCGTTGCATTGCTGGTTGCTAACAGTGTTAGCGCGTCAATTTGCGGGCTGTAGTCGAACATCCACGATTGCGCTGGAATGGTAATGCGGGCTAGGGCTGCAGCTGCCGCAAACTTTAAAACGAACGAGCGGTTGTGCACGTTGTTTACGCCTTGTCGTTTTCGCTGTAGCGGTAGGTAATCGACTGCTAGCAATGTGCCGTCGCGCGTAACTAGGCCAATCCAGTTATAGTCAAAGTCGCCGATGTCTTGCTCTAGCACTACTGCCCATGCGACCGTGTTTGCATCAACATAGCCTGACGTATCTATGTTGCGGCGGTAAACTATTTGTGCGCCGCCCGGCATTTTCTCGTTTGGGTTGCGGGTTGCTTGCTCGTTTAGCCCGGGTATGTTTGCAAACACTAGCTCTGTTACCTCAAGCCCTTTGTTTTGCAGCGTTGCTGTTGTTATGTATGCCTTGCCAGCATTGGTCATTATGCCGGTTATTGCCTGATTCATAGTTGCTCCTTGGCGGTGCTTATGCCGCCGTCTTTGCTTAAAAACCCATAATGCTGGTGCGCGGTAATGCTGTGCTGCACGCCAATGTTTATTGCTTGGTGGCGCGTGTTGCTTGTTAGTGCGTCTAGCCCTAAAAAGCTGTGGGCTACGCCGTGATCAATGCCAGTTATTGCGTTTATTTTTGTTGCTGAGCTAACGTAGTTGTTATCCCATTGCACATGCGTTATGCCAAGGCTTAGCGATACTGCTGCCAAGTTATGCACTGTTAGCTCGTATCGGCGGCATGTTCGGCCGTACAACTGTATTAGCTCTGGCAACAGCTCGTATGCGCTTGCTAGCGTTGAGTCGGTCATGTCGATTGCAATAATATCCCAGTCGCGCCCCTCTATTCGCTCGCGCACATTTATGACCTGGAGATCCAGCCGGTTAAAAATGTCTTTTATGGTTGCTATTTCTCCGGCGTCAATTGTATTGACTAATGCGTGCTGTACGCGCTTGCGGTAGAGATCCAGCGGCTCACTATCTAACCGCTGCGTTAATCGCTCCCACGCTAGCAGGCCGAGAACTGGCTCTTCGTTTTGCAGCTCGTCTTTTTGCTGCACAGCCCACATAACGTAGTTGCGCGACTTGCTCCAATACCCTGTAGCCGCTTTTACAAGCTTTTCTGCGTAGCCTTTGTTTAGCCATGTTGCTATTTGGTTAGCCATTTTCGACCTTAGTTACTGTTAGCGATGAAAGCACGGGTAGCCAGTTAGCGGCGGTTATGTCGTCAATGTCGAACTTGATTGACTGCAGTTCACTAAATTGCGCGTGGCACTCTGCAACCAGCTGGCTAACACTGAACACACATTGATGCGCTACGCGGGTGGGTGCGTATGCTGCATTTTGCCTGAACGCTGCTTGTATAAATGTTGTTAACTCGCTTTGTATGTCTTCGCTTTGCGAGTGTAGCTTGTATGTTGCTGTTACATTAAACCCAGTGGTTGCCATTGCATACACTATGAAGTCGTCGCCTAAGCCGTGATGCCCTGCGGTTCTTATGTGCTGATTAATTGCCCCCAGCAAAGCGGTTGGCACTGCGCCTATGTCTAGATATATGTAGGCGTTTGCTGTGCCTGGGCCGCGCGGCGCTCCGGTTTGAATATAGATGTTATCTATTGGCACGCCAAAGCTTGCAATTATTTGTTTGTACACTGCGTTAATGTGCCAGCGAGCGGCGGTTCCGAACACGTTGCGTATGCGCAAGCGGTAATGCTCCGTGCTTTCTGTGTTTGCCCCGGGCTTTATTAGCCAGTCTTGGTTGTTAGTTACTGTTACGCCTTCTTGCTGATCAATAAAGTAGCGGTATGCGTTTGCTGGCAAGTTATATGCTGCGCCCTCTTCTTGTGCTTGCGCTAATGCGTACGCCGTGCTTTGACCTGCTGCAAAATGCACATCTTGCATTAGCGTTAATTTATATACTTGTTCGCCTAGCACGTCGGTAGCAATTTGCGCACCGGCAGTAATTGAGCTTTCGCCCGTGGTGTTTTGGCGCGTGAACGTGAGTATGCCTTGAGCCGCTACGCCCACCTGAATGAAAACGTTGCGCGCGGGGCCGTGCTTTTCTATTAGTGATTCGCGGTTGGCGGTCATTATAAATAGATTTGGCATAAGCTGCTGCGCAACCCAGTTTAATAGCTGCACTAACGGCTTGGTTATTAGCGCTTCAACGGTTCGCCAGAACGGGCTAAACGGTGAGTTATTAGCAACTTGTATGTTCTGCTCTTTTAGCTGGGCCTGCCATTGCTTCGCTGCTGATTGCTCGTCCATTGGCAAGCCTGCATTTTGCATCATTGTTTTAAAGTTCATTGCTGCTCCCATACTGTCGCGTTTGTGCGTTAATGCTTAGCGTGCCATCGTCGTTGCGGTGCACTTTTATTGTGCCTGGCTTTACGCGATTGTCTTGCTCGGTTAGTAATTCGAGTTCGGTTAATATTGGCTCTATTGCGTTTTTGTTGCGCAGGCCAACAAGCTTGGTTAGCAAACCGCTTTCTAAAATGCGGTGCTTTATATCCTGACTTATTACGTCGGCTTTTTTAAACGTACTGGGACTTAGCGAGTCGTTAAGCATAAAGTCGCCGTCTTGTACTTCTAGGTCTATGTGTAGTGCTATATCAAATTTCATTAACCTGCTAGCTCCATCATTTGCTCAAAGCTTTGCGCTAAGTCGTCCGATTTAAAGTTTACGTTTTCAATGCTTATATGCTTGCTGCTATCGCTGCTATTGCTGTTGTTATTTGTGTTGCCGCTGTTGCTGGTTAGGCTTTGCAAGTAAGCCGACGTTTGTAGCTTGGGCTTATATGCAGTGGCCTGTTGTTCTGCGCTAATTTGCTGTGCTTTTTCGGCGCTGTTGCTGGCTGTGTTAGTAATTACCTGATCTGTTTTTACGCTGGGCAATACTGGCTCTGGCGCCGCGCCTTGATTAACGCTTACCAGCTGCGCTTGCTTGGTATTATAAACAGGCGAATTTGCCGAGTTAGTAATATTGTTATTTGCAACCGTAACTGCTTTGTTTTGCTCGCTTGGGAATGCATTGTTTATTAATGCCTGGCTGCGGGCTTGCGCCTGTAAATTTAACGGTGCGGTGCTGTCGGTTGGCACTGCAGGTAAGCGCTGGCTAGTAAATTTAAATGCATCGTTTGCGGCTTCACGCTCGGTCATTACTTTTGGCTGGGCAGCTATGGCCGCTGGCGCTAAGCTGTTTTGCGTAGCGTTATTTACACTGCTATTTACCGCTGCTAATGCCTTCGTGCTAGTTGCGCTGTTAGTTACCGTTGCCGCATTGTTTTGCGTGGCGTTAGTTGCGTTGTCGATTGCCGTTGCCGCATTGTTTTGCGTGGCGTTAGTTGCGTTGTCGATTGCCGTTGCCGCATTGTTTTGCGTGGCGCTCACTGCGCTGCTAGTTACTGCGCTGTTATTTACTGCGTTGTTTTGCTCGCTTGGGAATGCATTATTTATTAATGCCTGGCTGCGGGCTTGCGCCTGTAAATTTAACGGTGCGGTGTTGTCGGTTGGCACTGCAGGTAAGCGCTGGCTAGTAAATTTAAATGCATCGTTTGCGGCTTCACGCTCGGTCATTGCTTTTGGTTGCGCTGAATAAGCAGGGTCGTTTGCTGCTGCTTGGCCTGCTAATGCCTGCGTGCGCGCTTCTTCGGTTTCAACAATTGCTGTTACTTTAGGCGCTGCATAATTTATAGGGCTGTTTGGCGCTATGTATTGCGAGCTTGCTTGCTGAGCTGGCGCGCTTGCTTTACTGATAACGCTTTGCCCGTAGTCGCGGCTGTAAGCTTGGTCGGCACTTTGCATAACCATTGTTTGCGGCTGAACTGCTTGGGTTACTTTGGTTGCCTTTACTTCTACTTCGTCGTCACCAAAGCCAAAGAAATCTTTTATTGAGTCGGCTATACCTTTTAAGCCGCCTACTTTTTCGCTGAGCCAGTCGAATGCTTTGCCGTAGCCATTCATCAACATGCCCATTGGTGTAAATCCAAATATGGTTTTGATGATTTCGAAAAAACTACCTAGCGGCGATTGCACTGCGCTCCACATGCTACCGATTGCACTGCCTAGCCAAGTAATACCATTAATTAATTTGGTTACCCCCCAAATAACTAGCTTTATAGGTGCTAGCACTAAATTTAGTATTGACCCAAAAATCAAGCCGAAAACTTCGCCTGCTGATGTTATGCCCTCTAGCGCTTCGCTTGACTTTTCAACCGGTGCAAATAAAGACGCAAACCAGTTAAACGCACTTTTAACGGCGTTTATAATTGGCGCGAAGGCATCGCCAAGCTCGCTAAACAAGTTAGTTACTGGCGCCATACTGTGTACAAAGCCATCCCAAAAGCCGCTCATAAATGCTTTAATTGGCTGCCAATATTTATAAATAACAAGCGCCAATATAGCCACCAATGCAATGATTGCGCCTATTGGGTTGGCGATCATTACCGCATTTAAAAAGCCCATTATTCTAGTTACGCTAAATAGGCTGCCTGCAAAGCGCCCAAAGCTTGCGCCGCCGGCTGCCAATACTGCTGGGAATAGTTTTAATGTGCCCATGAACCCTAGGGCTTTTATTCTTGAAAAAATCAAACCAGCCGGCATAAGGAGTCGAGCATTAAATACTTCGTATGCAATGCGGGCTTTATTAGTTGCACCTGCGTAAAGCGTTGTAACAATTGATGCTGTTTGCGTAGCCTTGGTTTGTGCAATTGTTTGCGCTGTGGTTAACGCGCTCACTGCGCGGGCTTTATTTGTAGCCCCTGTAGATAGCGTTAACGATGCTGCAAGCGCTTTGTTTGTTGTTGAGTAAAGCGCTGTCGCGTACTTTAGGCCGCTTATAATTGGCGTTAATACAACCGACGCATATTTAAACAACCCCATAGCAAAGTTAACTAAGCCAAAGGCTGTTACCAAGCCCACCACGCCAACAACAACGGTTGCTAGTGCGCTGGACAAAATAGGGAATTGCTCGGTTAATGAAACTATTACTGCAAACCCTGCCGNCGGCCGCATTGGCTCCGCTTGCAATCCTATCCCATGCGCTGGCAATTATTTTTGCCATTTCATCCGCTTTGGAGTTGTCTTGCACGCCTTCGAAAACAGCAATGTCATCTTTTAACTTCCCTATCTTGCCGCTTAATGTGCCGACCGCTTTTGCACCCTGCTTACCAAATATTTTTGTTAGCACATCGCCACGCGCTACAGAACCCAGCGATGAAAGTCGGTTATTAATACGCCCTAGCACTACGTCTATTGCAAGCATGTCGCCGTTGTCATCGGTTAATTGAATGCCTAGCGACTGTTGCGCCTTGCCAATGCCCTGCAATAACGATGCGGCNTTGCGTGCCCGCAACCGCACCCGACTTTTCAACTAGCTGTAACTCGCCCACTATGGCAAATTGCTGAGCTGAGCTTAGGCCAATATTTGTTGCCGTTGCGCCAAGGTTTGAAAACGCCGATTGCATTTCTGCACCGGTGGTTTTGTAAAGCTGTACTGCGGTTGCGGTTTGGCCTGCTATTTGGTTTACCCAATTAGACTTGCCCATTTTGTTGGCTGTTTTTTCAAATATGCCATACATGGTGCCCATGTAGCTGGTAATGGTGGCTGCGTCGGCTTTGGTTGCTACCGCTAGTATGTTTGATGTTTTAGTAAATTCTGATAGCTCATCGCCCGTTAGTCCGGCAATGGCTGATTGAATATCGTATGCACTGCGCACAAACTCGGCAGAGTTGCCACCAAATTGAAAGCCAAATTCGTATGATGTTTTAGTTAGTTTTTGCAATGCGTCGTCGGCAACGCCTAATGACTGCACTTCGCCCAGCGCGGCAACGTGATCAATTGCGGGAGCTAGTGATTTAGCCAGTGCGTAACCACCACCAACGGCTGNGCCGCGCATCATTTGATCTTGCGCGGCGGCTGTTTGCTGGCTCAGCTGATTAATTTTAGCCATGACTTTATTAACCGGACCCGTCACCTTGTCGATGATGCCGATTGAATAATTAAGCTTGTCTAACTTGCTGAGCGTGGCCATTACATTACTCGCTTAGTGCTTGGCATATGCCGTTATTTACAGCAACTACAAAGTTTTCTTGCTGCTGCGTTTCGAGGTATAGCGCTTGCGCTAGGCTCTCTTGGGTGGCGGTAACCGCGCCAAAATACTTGGCGTGGTATGCCTGGAGCTGATCTAACCGAGACTTGCCTATTTGCTTGGCTCGGTCTTCGATTTTTTTACGGTGAAATTAAACTCCGGTTGGTAGTCTTCAACAATTGCACCCACTAAAAATAATGCGGCGCCTGGCTGCTGCACTAGCTCTTTTAATTTTTTAGCGTCTTCTTGCACTACTGTGTTTAATACAAAGTTAGTGGCTGGCTGCACTTTGTTGTTTGGCTGTGTAGAGTTAATGTATTTGTTGTAGTCAGCTGCGTTTACGTTAAATGTAATTTCGCCTACCGGTGTTTCTAATGTGATTTTTTTCTCGAACGCCATGATTATTTACTCGCTTTAATGTCGGATTGATTTAGTAATGTGTATGTAAAATACGGGCCGTACTTGGCTGCTGATTGGTCACACAAATTAATGAACTCGTCAAAGTCATTTGGGTTAGCTAGCACTTGGCAACCTGCAGACCATTTATCAACTTGGGTTGATGTGGTTTTGCTGTTTGCTCGGTGGCAGTTAATACCAAAGTAACCCTGCTGTAGCTCGGCTTGTGGTGTGACTTCCGTGTCTAACTCGGTGTTTTTGTCGTTGTCGCGTAGGACAACAACAGGTTTGTGCTGCACTAGGGCGCGGTATTTGCCCTGGTGATAACCCAACTTCCATACGCTTTTATGCTGCCCTGCAATTAGGACCGCTGTGCCGCTTACGTTCATTGGATTTTGACGCCAGTAAATACCGGCGTCGGTGGTTGCTTTGTACTGCTTTAATTGCCATTCGCTGTCTTGCTGATACAGCACGCAAATAACATCGTTAAAGGTATTGGCGCGTGTGTTGTTGTGACGAATACCTATGATATTTAGGTTTAATTCGCCCTCGAACACGCGGTAGCNTAGCCGCAGGCCTTTAAAGTGCTAAGCAATGTTGCGGCAGTTAGTTTGCGAATGGCTTTGGTCATTACAAGTCTCTCACTTCATCAGATGTTAGGTACGGCACGCCGTTAATTTTTACAAAGTCGGGACTGGTGATCGGACACTTAATTGATGTTGTGTCTTCTTCGCCGCCGTCGGCTTTAATGTTTAAAATTTCGTCTAGTTGCGGTAGACAGCCAAACGCTTCAATGTTCTTTTTGCCTGCCGCTACTTCGGCGTTAAATGCTACGTCGAACGGCTCAATGCCTTTCCAGCTACCTGCCTTTGCCGCTTGCGCTTGCACAATTAGCCAGTTTTCGTGGTCGAGCTTTAGGGTTACTTCGCCCTCCACGTCGCCGTCGATAAAGCCTTTTGGTACGCCACGCACTTTTTTAACTGTGCGGCCGTCGGTGATTTTTACGGTTGCTTCGATTACGTGCACCATTGAGTTACCAATGAAAATATCGAAGTCTTTACCGCCTAGTACTTTTTGCATGTTCGCTCCTACTCTGCGTTATCTAACATGATGCCAACTATGATGGTGTTGGGTGAATCGATTGGCTTAACTTTGAGAACGACTTGCAATGTAGTTGCGTTCATAAACGTTAGGCTGATGCTGTCGTCTTTTGGCGTGTCGATTAAGCCCGGGAACTTGTCGGCACCAATGTTAATTGAGCGCGCCATTTCGCGTAGCGGTTTGCCCATGATGCGCTTACCAAATTCAATGCCGCTAGCACTGTTGTTTAGGCGGCGGTTTTTAATGTTTTGAATGGCAATAATGCGCACGTCGCGTGCGGCCTTGTCGACAATGCGGCCTGTTTCGATTTGCTGAAAGTCGCCGCCTTCGGCATCTAGCATGTTTACGTCGCCAAAATATGTGCCGTCGAAATCTGGGTAAAACTGTGTACAACTAAAGCGCAGCGCGTCTAGTGCGGCTGTGGTTGAGTTGGTTAACGGTTTGCCTGCGGCATCTACCGGATGCGGCATTAGTGACATTGCACCCGTAAGTACGCGCATTGGGCTATCGGCAATAGTGACTGCGCTTTTGCATAAACGCCCAGTTACTGCGCCTAGCTCGTCGCCAAATAACAAAGGAATAACAGCTGTTTGCGGTGCTACTACGCCTTCGGTTATTGGCTGCAATGCGGTTACTAAGTCTGACCAGTTTTGTAGCTCGGTTAGCCCAGGCGCTGCAACTAAAAAGCGCACGCGGCGAGCAAGACTTGCTAGTATTTCAAGCGCTTTTGCTTGATAGCTTTCTACTTCTGCTTTGCCTGTTACGGGCGTACAAATAACAATGATTTCGGGACTTACGTCTTGATCCATTGCTTCGTCAATAAGCGCCATTACGTCGGCGTCGATTGCGTGCGCTATTGCATAACCACTTACTAGGTCGTCGCCGTTGCGCTGCCATGCTTTAACTTGGGTTTTTAACGGTGAGTCGGCTACGCCAAACTCAGCATCAAAGTCGCTTTGTGCATTAATGGGTAGAATTTTGCCGTTGTTTTCGGCCGCTTGGCCGATGAACAATACGGTGCGTTCTACCTGTTTTGTAGCGCCACTGCCTGTTTGAATGGCGGCAACGGATACTTTACCTTGTGCCATGGTCGTTCCTTTTTTGCTTGCGCTACGCCACTTGCATAGCTTTGTTTAAAATAAAATTCATTTGCTCTTTTTGTTCGGCAATTGTTTGCCCCAAAAAGGAGCGGGCCGGTAAATCAATTTTCCATGCGCTCTTGCCTGAGCTGCCCTTTAATTCGCGCAGTAAAAACCCTGCTTGGTTTTTACTTAGGTTTGCTGTTATCCACTTTATGCTTGGCCGCTTGCTGCCCTTGCCTTTGCCGCGCGGTATTTTGTAACCCTCGCTTATTAATGCGCGGGCTAAGTTGCGCGTGGCTGGGCCTTCTTTATTTTGTGCGGCACTGCTTTTTGGCTTGCCTGCATCTAGGCTTATTCCCTCTTGGTGGGCGCGGGCTATTTTTCCGCTGTTGCCCCCTTTAAAATAAACCCCTGCGCTATTTGCGCCGTAGCGCACTTTCATGTTGCGCTTTAGCTTGGTTAGCATTTTCTTTTTTTTACCGTTGGCGCGGCTTTGCCATGTTTTACCGGCTAAATCGCTTTGTCTGGTAATGCGCTCTTTACTGCTTTTGTTTGCTGCACGTATTGCGCTGCGCAATATGTTGCGGCGCTTTTGTGGCTTAAGCTGTAAAAACGCTAGCTGCTCTTTGCTGCGGCCTTCGTCAAACTTGAGGTTAAGCACGGCTTACTTGGCCTTCAAGTATGAACGCTTCTGCTATCCACAGGCTTTGCTCGCCAAAGTCGTAACGGTTGCCGTTAAATTCAAACGGGCCGTTGGGTGCTTGTATTAGCTCTATGTCTTCGCATAGCTGGTTTATTGTTAGCTCTACTTCGTTGCTGTTGTCGTCGTTAACGTCGGCACTAAATTCAATGTCGGTGCTGTCGTATCGNCCCGCCGTTGTTTTGCAACCAAAACGATGCAAAGGCACAAATAAGTGCTGCGGGTGCTGCGCATGGGTTTATGCTGATCGCTCCTGAGTAATAAAACCTTGCTGCCAATAGGCCGTTGCCGTTAATTGTTTTGCTGCTTGGCTCTATGCGGCCGCCTTCTATCCAGCTGTCGAACTGGGTGCTTAGTGCTAGGTTGCGGCCTTGGTATTCTGCGGTTGCTAAATGCTGCTTAAGTTTTGCTATTTTGCTTTGGCTCATAGTAGCTCTACCGTTATGTTAGGGCTTAAGCCTTGCAGTTGGCGCATGGCGTTTATGCTTTCTCTTAACCAATGTTCGTGGTTGTCTATTGCCGCTTGGCTTTGTGCTGTTGCGCTGTCGCGGTGCGTGCTGCCTAGCTTTGATACCAACAAGCTGGCTTTTGCTTTGCTGTAAACTGCGCGCTTATAAAACAGGGCTTGCTCGGCGCTTAACGTTTGGCCATTGGTAAGCTGTGTATTTGCTAGCTCTTGGTTAATTTCGGCTTGTGCGTAAAGCAGCTTTTCTAGCAGTACGTCGCTTTTGCTGGCGTACTCTTGGGCTATTGCGTAGTGCTCAATAAAATGGGCGGTGCTTAGCGCTGGGTAATAGCCGCCGGCTTCAATGGTTACATTGACACTTTGTAAATCTGCTTGTGGCATACCGCTTAAGTTCATATTGCACCTTTAAAAACACACACGTTAAATTGGGTGCGGGCGCCACTTAGTCACGGGGCGTCAAATAATGAATACTGACGACGTGCTAAGTTGCCCGCTGGCGTTGGAGCTAGTTAGCGGTTTGCTGTTCTGGCTCCGCTGGTTTAATCATTTTTTGCAATTCTTTTAGCAGGGTTTTAACGCCTGCTTTGTCGTTAATGGATTGGGCCATTTCTGCAAAGTAAAGCGCATTGCCTAGGTTGAGCTGTGCTTTATTTACTTTTGCAGCTATTGCGTAAAGCTTGCCGCCCACTACTTCTAACCCTGCCCAGTCTTGGTTTTTAACTACGTAAATTAAGCGGTGCAGTATAAAGCCAATGTCGTACAGACCTTGCTGTTGTGATTCGGCAAGGTAGTAATTTGCGTCGTCGTAGAGTTGGTCGATAACGAACGCCGCCCAGTGCTTGGTATTAAACACGGTTGGCAGTGGTTGCTTTTGCTCGATCATTAACGGCAATAAGTCCATTACTGCATCCCAGCGCTTTAAATCAACTAGCCAAATAAACACCCACGCCAACACTTTGTTGTGGTGGTTTTGGCCGCTTAGGCGGTATTGGTTTATGTATGCTAGGTAGTCTTGGCGCTCTAGCGCTTCTGATTTGTATGTTGCTTTGTCGCTAATGTCGGCAAATGTTTTTAATTGAGCCAAGTCGGATTCTATAGCTGCTGCATAAAGCTGGTACTCGGTTTGCTCGTTTACGGTTGCTGGCGCGTTGGCTTG